CGCCGGCTCGACGATGAGGCGAGAGACCGGGCTCAGGCGGCCTTCTCGAAGCCGATGGCGTCCAGGTGCTTGATCGCACCAGTACCGCCCAGGTAGTGGCGGCAGGGCGTGCCCAGGACCTCGTCGGAGAACACGGAGAGCTCCAGGTCGAACTGGACCGGGTCGGACGACTTCCACGCCTCCTCAGGGATCGTGGAGAGCTTGACTCGGGGGAAGCCCCGGCCGACAAGCCACTCGTCGTCGGCAGGGCCGTCGGACATGATGGTGAGCAGCCGGAACTCCTCGAGCAGGGGCAACGGGGCCTCGTCGAAGACGATCTCGCCGGTGTCCTTGTTGGCCTTGACCTGGGAGAGGTCGACGCCGTAGACGAGCTGCTGCAGGTGCTTGCGGTAGGGCTCGAGCACACTGAACTTGACGGTCTTGGGCGCCTTGACCAGGTCGGTGCGCACGGACTCGACGTAGCCGAGCGCCTCGACCTCCTCGACGCTGGCGTCGGCGGAGAACGCCATGCCGTCCTTGGTCAGCAGGCCGACCGGCAGCCAGCCGGCAGGCAGCTCCTTGAGCTGGCCACCGGCGTCGGTCAGCTCATCGGGCAGGTCGACGGTGGTAGGAGCCAGGAACGCGACGGCGTTCAGACCCTTGCGGACGTTGCCACGCCGGTTGTGCTTCTTCTTCAGCGCGGCGATGGTGGTGGTTGCCATGAGGCGAGTTCCTTTCGGAGCGGGGTCAGGTGAGCGGACGGTGAGTGACGGACAGGACCATCGAGACGACCTCAACCGCCTCGAAGTAAGGGCGCACCCCCAGGCAGCTCGTCACCTCCACGGAGTCCACGAAGCCCTCACTGGTCACCACCGGCGACTCACCCAGGGCGGACAGCAGACGCTCCGCGAGCGCGGTGGCGCCGTCCTGGTGGGGGCCGGTGGGGGTGGTGGCGTAGATGTCGATGCCGATGGTGTCGGTGCGGTCGACGTCGTCGGTGGGGCCTGTGTTGAGGAGGTGGACGTGGGCCAGGGGCATGGGGCCGGTGGTGAAGGTGGCGTCCAGGATCCTGGTGGTGGGGGCTGTGGTGGCCTGGGTGGTGGCGGCTCGCAGGACGGCGACGGGATCGGTGAAGGTGGTCATGTGCGTCTCCTGCCTCGGGCGGACTTGGCGGCTGCGAGGAGGCCGAGCGTGTGGGCTCCGGGTACTGGAGTGCCGGCCTGGGTGGCGTGGCCGAACTCGGTGGCGGCGGCGTGGGGGACGTCGGCGATGACGCGGCCGGAGGCGCGGCGACTGGTGCCGCCTCTGGTCTTGATGGTGGCGGTGGTGGGCTCGGTGTGGAAGGAGGCGGCCAGGGCGCCTGAGGCTCTGGGGGCGCGGCGGGCGGCCTCGGCTGCGACGTCCTGGCCGGCGGCGAGCATGGCTGCCTGCATCGGTCCGGAGACTAAGAGGGCGGCGATACCGGCGCTGTTGGGTTTGAAGCTCGTGGACACGGCTCATCTCCTCGCGAGGGGGACGGCCAGACCCAGGGGGTATGGGGCCGGAGTCGCCTCGACCGTCCATCTGCCCGCGAGCGCGTGGGTGGTGGGGACGGTGACGGTGTCGCGTTGGCGGATCCGTGCGTCTGGTGGGGTGTAGAGGGTGGCTGTGTCGTCGGGGGCCTCTACGGTGGCCCGGGAGGTCACGCCGGTGGCGTCGGAGCTGGCGGGGGCCAGGAGGCAGCCTTCGATGGTGATCGGGTCGCCCGTGGTGGTCAGGTAGCCGTCGGCGTTGCGGTGGGTGGGGCCGGTGACCTGGACGTCGACGACCCAGCTGCGGGGGAAGGCGTCGATGATGCTCATCGTGTGCCTGCCACCCAGACGTTGCCGTTTCGGCGGGGGCGGTACTGGCGGGCCAGGGCGATGTCGTCGGGTGAGAGCATCGCCTGGCCGCCGATGGTCCAGGACGCGAAGGTCGCGGACTGGGAAAAGGGGCCGGTGGTTGTGCTGGCCTGGGTGGCGCCGGCGGCGGCCTTGGGGTCGATCTTAAGGATCCGGGCGACGGAGTCGGCGATCTGGGCGGCGACGACGTCGGGGACCTCGGTGTAGCCGGCCTGGTAGGTCATGGTGACGAACCGGTCAGAGGGGAGGTCGACGTCGACGTATCCGTGCCGGAGGGTGAACGGTACGGGCTGGGCGTCGTCGTCGACGACGGAGGTGACGGCGATGAGGGGGAGACGTTGGGGACGGGCGTGACGCCCGTTGACCTTGACCCGGTGGGTGTAGGTGACCGGGGTGAAGGTGGTTCGGGCCTCCTGGCAGAACTTGGCCGACAGGATGGTCAGCAGGTGCTCAGCGCGCTTGCTCTCCTCGTCGGTCAGGTCCCGTCCGAGTGCCTGGGCCACGGCTTCCTTGGTCGCGAGCTTCACGGTTTCCCCGCCCCCTCTCCGTCGTCTCCTCGTTAGGTTGTCTTGCCGCCCTTGGGCGGCTTCTGCGGGGCTGGGTCGGTGCCGGCGTCCGGGTCGTTGTCCGGGGACTCGTCCTCGCTGGCCGGGGCGGTGGGCAGTGCCTGCTCGTCGGGGACCTGCTCGACGTAGCCGGCGCCGATGAGGCCGGTGGCGACGGTGTCGACGACGTCGAAGATCAGCCCGTTGTCTCCTTTGACTCGCATGTCACGCCGCCTTGAAGACCTGGACGGCGGTGGGGCGCGTGATCTTGCCGCCGTAGACGTGCAAGCCGCGGACACGGTCGGCGAACTTGTTCTCCGCCCGCATGGACTCGGTCTTGTTGACCTGAGAGATGAAGGCCAACGCCGGCGTGTAGATGCCGGCCGCGGTGGGCTTGGAATCGTCGACCCAGGGGGAGACGACCACGTCGAAGCCGAGGAGACGGCCGATGACCGCCTCGCGCAGGCCCTCGGTGGTGTTGGACTTATCGAAGGCGGTGAGCTTCGAGCCGTCGGAGAGGAGGAACTCCTCGAAGGCGGCGTTGACCAGCAGGGTCCGGTTGGCCTGGGGAACCTTGGCCGACGTCAGCCGGCGGCGCAGGCCACGGACGACGTCGTAGGCCGTCTCCCAGTTGGTCGGCGCGGTCAGGCCGGTGGCGGCGGTGCCACTGGTCAGGATCATGGTCGTCAGGAAGGTCTCGGCGTCCTCGACCAGGCCGGCGGCCGCGGACTCGGAGTACTTGTCCATGACCGGCTGGTTGGCCTGGGCGGCGTCGATGTCGTCGACGATGAAGTCGAAGGACTTCTCCTGGTCGACCTTGATCTCGATGCCGGTGTCGGAGACCTCGTCCGGCGAGGTCGTGCGCGGCAGGGTGCCGCCTCCACCGGGCTTGGCGACCACACCCGTCTTGTAGTCCTTGACCTGGATGTCGACGATGCCGGGGATGTGGACGGTGTTTCCGGCCTTGAGATCGCCCTCGTAGTCGCGGTTGGCCAGGCCGGTCAGGACCGCCTTGTTGCGGAAGTTCTCGAGGATGGAGGCCGCCCATACCTCGGGGATGAAGTGGCTGGTGGACACTGTGGCTCCTTTTCGGGAAGAGGGGCGTCAGGAGACGCCCATGATCTGGTTGAGCTGCCCGTCGCGACGGGCCTTGTTGATCTGGGCCGGCGTCATCGCCTTGAGGTCCTCGCGCGTCAGCTGACGAGGCCCGGCGACGTTGTCCCCGCGCTGGCCGGCGTCCGCCGAGGAGGTGGAGGCCGGCGGGGTGACGGGGCCGCGCCAGGCGAGCAGACGGTCAGCGGAGGCGGTGATCTCCTCCTGCGTGGTGCCGGTGAGCAGATCCACGTCAACGCCCTTGGTAGCCGCGATACGGGCCTTGAGGGAAGCGGTCTCAGCGGCGGCAGCGCGCTTCTCAGCGGCTTCCTTGGCCTCCAGGAGCTTCTGCATCTCGCTCTTGGACTGCTCCTCGATCGCGTCGAGCCGCTTGGCTTTGTCCGCGTTGGCCTTCGCCCGGTCCTCGTTCTGCCGGGACAGGGCCTTCCACTTCTCCGCCTCGGCCTTCCAATCGACCGTTGCGGTCTCCTGGGGCGCCTGAGGAGCGTTGGCGGTACCGGTGGGGCTGCTGGCGCTCTGTCCTGTGGGCTCCACAGTGGTGGCGCCATTAGCGGTCTGACCAGCAGATGGGGCGGGGGTGTTGACGTGCATGGTGGTTCCTTCCCGTTTCGGGCATGACAAAGGCCCCTGCCGTTTCGGTAGGGGCCGGTGGTGGGCGCCCGCGAGCGCGGGCAAGCTTGTGGGCCGAGATGGGTCTCAGCGGCTGGAGGCGGCGTTGCCTCGGGGCAGCGATGAAGGCGACTGGGAGACCCGCAGTGCTTTCGCACCCTGGTGGGACGCCTGTCGCCTTCAGTAGCAGAATATCACCGGTGCTCGAAGGCCGCCACCGTGCCGTCGTGGCTGATGACGATGACGCGGGTGATTCGTGTCTGCCCGCGAAAACGGCGCTCGATCTGCTCGATCGCGACCTCATCGGAGAGGCCGCAGCGGCGTAGGTCGATGACGAGGCGGGACGCCTGCTTGCGTGCCTTCTTGAACTGGTCGGAGATCGTGTTCTTCTCGGAGGCGCCCCTGGGGGCCTTGAACTCCCAGATCTCGCCGTCTATCTCGACGTCGGGGTTCTTGACCCCAGGGGTGTTGTCGACCACGCGGAATCGAACTGTGTGGCCGAGGTCGGCCAGGGCCTGGGCAGTGCGTACCTCGTGGTCCTGGAGGATCGTTCCTTCCGGGACGTCGACCTTCCCGCTGCCTCCGGGGCGAAGCCACCTGGGCTCCCCGGCGCTGTGGGGACTGGCGTGCGCGCCCGTCGTCGACGCCTTCGGTGCCGGGGCCCTGCGGCGGTCCTGTCTCGTCTCCTTGAAGGAGATGACCGGCCCGTACTCGCCGTGCTCGGTGGTCAGGATGATGTCCTTGTACTCCGGCAGGCGGCCGCCCCGGTCGGAGGCTCCGGTGCGGGCCTCGACAGCCTTGTGGGCGGCCTCCAGGGTCTCCTCGTCGATGATCTGGTCCACGGCCATGCCCGCGGGCAGGGGACCGACGTTGCAGTCGCACCCCGGGTGGATGGGTAGCAGGTTCTCGACGTGGTATCGCTGGGTGGAGGCGATGACGCACAGGGCGCAGTTCTCGCGGCCGGTCAGGATGCGCCGGTAGTACCGGCCGCCGGTGGCTCGCATCGTGTCGCGGGACTGGACGCGCTTGGCGTTCTGAAGGTCCCCTCCGATGAGCTGCGTCAGCCGCAGCCCGCCGGCTGAGATGGCCTGGTCGAGCGTCTTGCCCCTGGACAGTGCCGTCCACGTGGTCATGCCCGGGCGCTGGTAGACCTTCAGCGGGTCCACGCCGCGCATCCCGGTGACCGCCTCCCGGTCGATGGCGGGGACGGTGACCGTGAGCCCGAGCTCGCTGGCACAGCCAATGAGGTAGGCGCGGGTCAGCTCGGCGGTCTGGAGCTGGCCGGCGAGGACCCTGGGGGCCAGGGCCTGCGCCATGGCCTCGACGGCCTCGTCCCGGTAGTCGGGCATGGACGCCCACATCTGGGAGGCGAAGGCTGTCAGATCCTGACGGATCTTGTGGACCGCGGCGTCGTAGGCGCGTGCCAGAGCGTCGAGGCGGTCCAGGTCAGCCATGCCCGCCCCCTACGTCGTTGCTCAGACGGTTCGCCGGCTCGGGAGGCCAGGCGTGTCCGCGTTCCCGATCGGCTGCATCTCCTCCGACGTCGTCGGTGGCGGCTGGGTGGTCAGATTGAGTGCCAGCGCGAGCTGCTCCTCCGCGCGCCTCTGCTTGTCCTGGGCGATCTGCTCGGGGCTGTAGCCCAGGATGTTCTCCTGGATCGTCTCCAGGGCCTCGCCGGCGGCCTTGGCCTGCGCCGCGGCCGCGTACCGCTCGGTCATGGTCACGGTGGCCGGTGGCGCGAACTTGACCTCGACCGTGTCGCCCGCCAGGGACTCGCCCTCGACCTGCAGGGCCTTGACGAGCATCACCGCCAGGGCCGGTTTGAACCGCAGGATGCGGTCCTGGGCCTTGAAGACGAGCTGCTGCATCGGCTGCTCGGCGCCGGAGGCGGACTGGTTGGCGGCGTCCGGAAGCATCGCCGAGACCGGGGTGTGGGTCTCGGCAGCGAGCTCGCGCCAGTCGTCCTTGACCGCACTGAGCATCGGGGTCAGGTCAACGGTCTGCGACTCCCAGATCTCGACGCCGGGAGGCAGCTCCCACAGCGCCCCCGGGCCCGGCTCGAACATCTCCTGGTAGTCGATGTCGTCGCCGTCGGGCCCCTCCTCGGGCAGACCCGTACCAGGATCCGTGGAGATGGTCTTAAGGGCCCGCTGCCGGTAGGTCTGCATCGCCATCGTGACCAGGCGGTAGAGGATCCCGGTGTTGATGCGGTCGATCAGGCCGGTGTGAGCCTCGAACTCCCCCATGCCGTCCTTGTTGCCCAGCAGCACGATCGGCGGGTCACCGTCGTAGACGTCGAGGCCGTCTAGGTCCCACCTGCCCTGCACACGGCTGATGAGCTGGTTGCGCTCGTTGTAGACGCTGCGGGAGTAGGTGGCCTTGACGCCGTCGACCCAGACGATCATGTGGTCGGCGCCCTCGGACACGGACCGCCAGACCTTGACCGCCGCGAGCGCCTTCCACGGGCGGACGGGGTCGGGCTCGGCGTAGAGCTGCTCGGGCATTTCCCGGGTGATGACGGCCTCGCCGTTGTCGTCTCGGGTGACTAGGAGGTAGCCGGTGCCGACGGTGAAGGCGTCGCGGGCGGCGTCCTTGAAGGCGACGTCGAGGCGGTTGTCCCGCCAGATGCGGCGGGCCCGGACGGCTCGGGGGCCGTCGGGGGACTCTCCGACCAGGATCCCGTTGGGGATGAGGCGCTCGACGAGGGTGTCGACGATGAGCGCGCCGGCGTTAGCCAGGGCGCGTCGCTGGAAGGCCTCCCAGGACTTGCGCAGGTTGGGGCCCATCTCCGGCAGGGGCGCGTTGCCGTTGGTGTAGCCGCGCAGGAGGTCCACGCGGGGTCGTGCGGCGTCCATCCGGGAGGTCAGGAAGGTGACCCACTGGTCGAGCGTCTTGCTCATGGTCCTCCCTATCCGTAGAGCCGGCGGGGCTTGCGTCGTCGCTGCGGGCGGGTGGCGCCCTTGCCGACGGCGTCCAGGCCCGCCCGGTAGGCGAACATGGCGCCCCAGGCGGCGTCGATCTTGGAGTAGTCCTGGTCATCGGCTGGCTTGGTGAGCACGTAGCCGGCCTGGCGTGGTGAGCGCCGGGCGTTGAGGAAGTGAGCGGTCATCTGCGGGTCACCGTCGTAGGTGACGCGGCCCTGCTGGATGGCGGAGAGCAGCTGGGCGAAGGAGTCGCAGGTGGCTGAGACGTTGCGCTGGGGGTAGCGGATGGGCTCGGCGGCGCTGATGCGGGCGCGCAGGCGGCGCGAGTAGGCGGCCTCCCAGGTCTTGACGTCCTGCGCCCACCCCGCTGAGGGGTCGGCGTAGAAGCCGACGACGTTGTAGCGCTCGAAGGTCTCCCGGACGGTCTGCTCGATCTCGAGGCGCGGTGGCTGCCAGCCCTCGCCCTTGGGGCCGTCGGGCTGGGACCAGATGCCGATCTTGAACAGGTGCTGTTGGGTGACTGAGTAGCCGATAAGGACCGTGGAGTCGGCGATGCCGATCTTGCGGCCCTCGGAGCCGTCGAAGCCGAGGGTGATGGGCTCGTTGGTGGTGATGGTCTTGCTGTGGTCCTCGATGGCGCGCAGCTCGGGCATGGTCAGCCAGGCGTCGGAGGCGGCGCCGATCTGGTTGAGGAAGTCGGCGCACATCTCGGCGGGGTCGTTGTCCGTCTCCCAGAAGTCGTCGGCGGTGCGCTCGATGTCGACCCAGCCCGGTGAGCAGGCAGGCTCGTGGATGGCGCACCCGCGGGGGTCGGCTGAGGCGTCGCCGTAGGCGATGCGCAGGCCCTCGATGAGGCTGTCGCGGTCGGAGATGTCGGTGTCCAGCGGTGCGGCCCTGTGGTCGTACAGGAGGCGCCTGGCGGCGGCCTCCTTGACCTTGCCGGCCTTGATCTGCTCGGCGTAGCGGGCCGTCGTCTCGGCGACCGAGTTCTCGCCGATTGTGTAGGCGTTGGGGGTCTCGATCGTGACGCCGCCGAGCTTGGTGGCGTTGTTGCGCAGCGTCTTGGCGAGCTTGGGGCCGCCGTTGCTGGGCACCCAGGTCTCGGTCTGGTCCAGGACCGCCATGACGGCGCGGGCGCCCTTGACCGAGGTCGCCGAGGAGGTCCGCTTCTCGATCCTGCCGCGGCGCATCGTGACGAAGGAATCCATCGGGTCGACGTCGTACTCATCCTGGGCCGGTGAGCCCCGTAGCATCTCCAGTAGCGGCGCCCAGGTGTTCGCGGTCTGGTCGTCGGTGGTGGCCGTGACCTGCACTAGCGGAGTCCGCCTGGTCGCCCACGGGACGCCCACCGGCTGGCCGGCGGCATCCCACCCATCGCACAGCACGGGCCCCATGGCCTCAACACAGCAGACCGCCGCCACGAACGGGCTCTTACCCCATCCACGAGGACGAGAGAGGACCGCGCGGGACTTCACACGCCTGCCCGTAAGCGGGTCGAGCTCGTAGAGCCGCACCAGGAAGTCCAGCTCCTCCTGCGTTGGGACGAAGGGCAGCAGGTCGTCGCAGTCGGGCTGCAGGAGGAAGTCAGTCATCCAGTCGGCGACGTCGTACCCCAGGGTCGGGAACTCATCATCCTCATCCAGCGGGGACCACGGCATCCGGCCGCACCCCCTCCATCAGTCGATGACGCGCAGCACCTTCGAGCGAGCCCGCGAGCGCGATCCCGATGCGGCGGGGGGCTCTGCGACCTCAACGGGGCCTCCTGCCTCGGCGCTGTCGGCGACAGCGAAGGTGATGCGCAGGCGGGCGCGGTCCTCGGGGGTGGCGCCGAACTTGGCGACGCGCAGGCGCAGCTCGGGGCCGAGCCTGACATCGCCCTTCCAGTAGCGGGCGTGGAGCAGAGCCGTATCCATCAGGAACGCCCAGTCGACGTCGGTGTAGTCAGTCGACAGCGGCGACTCGGCCCACATGCGCCACCAGCGCTCGGTGATGGCCGGCCAGTGGAAGCGCTTCTTGTGGACCGTGCCGTCGTCGTCGGTGACGTCGACGTAGATGGTCGGCAGCCTCGGCTGGGTGACCGGCACGGCGGGTAGGACCTTGAGCGGCTCCGGATCTTTGTTACGGCGCGCCCGCTTGGACGGATCCTTGGGCTGCGGCCCCCTGCCTGCCACCTTTCCACACCCCCAAATCCCTGTTATTCCAACGAATTAGCCGTTACACTTGAGTCTATGAGGACATGTGGCAGGCCGGGGTGCGACCGCCAGATCAGCGGCTCGAAGCGGGCTGATACCCGCTTCTGCTCGACACGCTGCCGCGTCGCCGCGCACCGCGAGCGCCGCCGTCGCGCCGCCAAGGCCTGCCCCGTACCCGCCGAGATGCTGACGATGCCGAGGTGGGTCAACCACGACGAGCACAAGCGCCCCATCTGCCCGTCCACCGGGCGGTGGGCCTCAGTGACCGACCCATCGACCTGGGACACCTGGCAGGCCGCGAGCGCGCGCGACAGCCGAATCGGCTTTGTGCTCGGCGGAGGCATCGGGTGCATCGACCTGGACCACTGCCTGGACGCCCATGGGCACCCGAGCGAGGCGGTGGCCGAGTTGCTCGAGTTCTACGCCGGTTCCTACGTCGAGATCTCGCCGTCGGGAGACGGGCTGCACGTGTGGGGCACGGCCCCGGAGCGCCGCGGTTTCCGACGCACCTGGAAGGGGCAGGCAGTGGAGTTCTACTCCCAGGACCGCTACGTAACAGTCACCGGGCGAGTTTTCCGCCCCGGGGCGCTGCTGCCCCTCTGAACGGCCTCACACGCAGCCTCAAAGGCGTCCCAGCCAGGCGGCAGAGGTGCCATATTTCGTTGCAATCGCAGCGGAAAGTCGCGGTCTCAGAATCCCCAGACCCGTACACAGAAAAAACGACAGCATCTCACGGTGCTGGGGCCGGGCGGGGTACGGGGTCCCCACCCCCGTCGGTGGTCGGGATGAGCCCGGGATGCGGTGGCCGGCGTGGTGCTCGGGCCGCGCGCAGCGCCGCGAGGTCGGCACGCGACTCCTGCTGCGTCTTGCGCTTGTGATGCCATGAGCACAGCCACTGCAAGTTGGAGACGTCGTGATCGTCTCCGCGCTCGATGTGGTCGCACTCTCTGCCAGGCTCGACGCACCTTGTTCCATCGCCCATGACACCTTCGCACTGACCGCCTGCGCGCTGAGCGACGAAGGTGCGACGCAGCTGCCAGTCATCGGGAAGACGTGAAGAGCGGTCACTGCTCTGCCACGCCACCATGACAACCTCCCTTGGTTGAAGCGGCTGGGCGCAAGTGTCCCGCTGACACCAAGGATGCAATACGATCGAACGCCTGTCCAGGCGGTGGTGCGCACGGCGTGTCACACCAAGACCAAAGGAGCGCTGTGCTGCCGCAAGGTGCAGCGTAAAATCATCCAGCCCGCTCAATGGTGAGAAAGGAACAATGATGTTCGGACGTAAGAAGGAACGACCTATCAGCTTCTTCTTCTCGGCGAAGGATGGGGCCCTGCATCTCTACCCCGACCGGCTGGAGAAGAAGGGGGGTGGGTCCGTTGAGACCCTCCCCCTCAGTCAGCTAGAGGGGGTGCGTCTTGAGGACGGGGAGGAGCTATCCTCCCGGGTCACGATGACCCGGCTGGTCACCCTCGGGGTGTTCGCCCTCGCTGCCAAGAAGAAGACTGGGGGCGAGAAGTTCCTGACCATCGAGAGCTCAGACATCTTCTGGACGATCGAGGTCCCCCGAAAGAACATCGGCGCAGCGCAGCGATTCATCGGCGACATCGAGCAGCAACGCCGCCGGCTCTGACCTCTCGCCCTCAAGCACGTGGCCCCCCCGGCAAACGCAACGCCAGGGGGATCCACGTGCCGGGCACAGGCTACCGGCTGCAGGTAGCGCGACGGCCACGTCTCCAGTCTGTGCGGTGCGCGGCCGCCTCCCGCTCGAGGACATCGGGCCAGGCCACCCACACCTGGCCGGCGGAGCGCAGACTCCTCACCCTCTTGCGGCGCCGCCAGGACTGAAGAGTGCGGTAGCTCAGACCCGGAATCCGCTCCCGGACCTCAGCCGCAGTCACCCACTCCACCCCGTCAGGTCCGGTCACGCTCACGCCGCGGCCGCCTTGGCCTGGGCGTCGGCGAGCGCCTGGCTCAGGGCCTGCTCCCAGTCCTCTTGGGTGAGCACGCTCCCGCACGAGGGCACGATGCAGCGCACCAGGCGATCGGCTCCCGGCACCGAGGGTGGGACGATCACCAGCGACCATGCATCGCACGACGGGCAGCGCACCTCGGTGACCCGGCGCTCCGGCTCCTGGACCGGCCAACGGTCGAGCGCTCTGCTCGCGGCCGGAGCCAGGTCGGCGATCATGTCCGCGGCCCAAGGCTGGGAGGCGACCCACTCCAGGTGCGGGTCCAGCCAGGCAGTGAGACGACGTGTGTCCTCTGGCTCCCGAGGACCGAGGATCACCGGGTCGGCAACGCCGTCAGCGACGTCGGCCCAGTCCAACGGCCCGGCTACCGGGCGCCCCTCCGACCAACGGCACAGGCCCACCGGCAGGCTGCCGGCAGTCGGGTGCTCCACCGCGACCTCCTGCGCCCAGGTACCCAGGATCGCGTGCAGCTCATCAGCCGCCACCAGCGCATCGGAGTACAGGCACCCAGACCCCGGCGTTGACCGGCCACCACCAGCCCGGCCCAGCGGGCTCCGCAGGGAGGGCGCACCCATATCGAACAGGTGTTCAACCAGGGACGGCAGGGTGCGGACCGAGGACTGAAGACGCCCCCAGCACCAGGAGCACAGCACCCCAAACTCCGCCTGACGAGGCAGGCAACCGGCGCACTCAACCTCCTCCGGCTCCCCGTACTCATCCCGCCCCCAGGCCCAGCCGTCGCACTCGGCCAGGTGATGGCCGCGAATCGTGCAGCCCGACGCGCACTGACTCATCGCATGTCTCCTTGCAGCTTCACTCGGTTCATCTTCTGGCCCTTCGCCGTCGTCGTGATCTCCCCCGCCCGGTGCCGGAGGGTGCGCCCCCCACCCCGATCCCAGTCCCGGACAGGCCCCTCCCAGGACCCGAGGCCCGGCCCTGCCCGTCCCTACCCGACCCGGCGTATCCAGATTCCGTACCCGGCGGATCTGTCTCGATCTGTCCGGATCTGACCTGATCTGGCAGATCCGGACAGATCGAGGGAGTCGACCGCGCCCTAGGGGCTGCGCGTGCGGCGTCCTGCGGCCCGCCGGCGGGGTCAACCGTCTCCACGTGTGCCTCATCATCACCGCGCGCTGACGGGCTGCCCAGCTGGCTGCTGGACGGCCTGCCCCAGTGGAGCTGGGGCGCTCGACCCGGCCGTGTCCCTGCCTGGCTGGCAGGTCGGCTGGGGAACGTGTCTGGCGCGCGGGAGGCCTCGGCCGCTGGGGCGGGCCTCTCCTCACCGGTGGTGAGGGGCTCAACCCGACCAACGCGGTCCGACTGGCTGTCGGCGCGTCCGGGGAGCCTGCGATGAGCTGCCTGGCCCGACTGGCTGCCGGGCAGGTGGGATGTGGAGACGGGTCCAGGCCGGGGCGGCTGGCTGCCGGCCCCGACTCCGTCGACGGTCTGCGAGGACGTCCGCACGTCGCTACCCGCACGTAGGGGCTTGGTCCCCTCCGCAGCGAGCTCGGGCGGGCGCATGTCGTGAAGCGCCAGGACGTCGGCGTGGCTGTTGAGCCACTCACGGGTCCGGGGCGAGTAGTACGGGCGGTCCGGAGGAGTCAGCAGCGGCCGGATGCGATCGGCCGCCGCCATTCCCTCCGATGGGGGCAGCCCTTTGGAGGCGTTACCCCGGATTGAGTTGCACGAGCGGCAGGCCACGACCTCGCTGTGCCACGTTCCCGACTGGCCGGGCATGCGATGGTCGTAGGTGCCTCCCTTGCCGCCCTTGCGGTCGGCCCAGTTGACGACCTTCCCGCAGTAGCGGCACGCGTCGCCATCGCGCCAGCGCACCGGCACGATGATCGACAGGTCCCCGTTGTTCGCCTTACGGTCGCGCTCCCACGCGACCTCCTCGGCGGTCTTGATGTGGACGAAGTCCGGATCCGCCACCAGGCGGAAGAAGCGTCTCCCGGATCCGGGCTCAACATCCTGCACCCCATATCCGGCGAAGGCCGCCAGCTCGAGCAGGTGATCGGCCTGAGACTTCGAGCCGGCCATCTGCACAGCGGACGAGTACCAGAACACGTAGTCCGTCAGGTACTGCGCGCTCATCGCCGCCAGGCGCAGCATGAACCCGAACACCTCGTTGACCGACCTGTCATCGGCATCCGGGTGCTCCGCGACCGCCAGCACGATCGGGTGTGTGGCCGCGGTGTCAGTCAAACGTGCCCAAGGCATGGAACGGGGATCTTTCTACTCACAAAACAACAGGACATCTACGGCACCAGGCGGATCCCGGCCGCGAGCGCGATGGCGTCTCATGGGAACTCCACTCAGAACGGGGGCTCGTCTCGGAAGGCTGCTTGCCCGCCCGTGGCCCACGGGTCGTTCGGGGTGCCGCCTTGGGGCGCCTGCCAGGTTCCGGCCGCTGGCGGCTGGGCTGGGGCCTGCTGCTGGGGCTGGCCGATGCCGGAGCCGAAGGCCGTGGGGCCGGCCTGGCCGCCGCCGAAGCCACCCTGGCCGCTGCTGCGGNGACCGCCCTGGTTGCCGCCGAAGCCTCCGCCCTGAGGGCCGCCCTGACCGCCGCCGAAACCGCCACCCTGGCCGCCACCGCGCGGCTGGCGGGTGACCTGGGCCTTGGCGTAGCGCAGGGAGGGGCCGATCTCATCGACCTGCATCTCCACCACCGTGCGGTTCTCGCCCTCACGGGTGGTGTAGGAGCGCTGGACCAGCCG